GTTGCTGATGGAATTCTTGATGATGTTTCAGAAGGCCTAGCGTCAACACAGAAAGAGAAGCTTGCTTCACTTGCCGAAAGTGTAGAGTTTGAAAGTGAAAACAATTATCGTGAAAAATTGGAGACATTAAAGCAATCTTATTTTGCTCAACAGTCATCTCCAGCAGTTAAAACTGAAACTCTATCTGAAGGGTTAGAAGCTTCACCTGAATCATCAACTGGTTCAATGGCTGCATACCTGAAGACACTTCAGTCATTTAACAAATAACTGATTTTAATATTAAATCAAACAAAAACTTTTTATAGGTAAATCCCAAAATGTTTCAATCCGAATCATTGCAGGAAAAGTGGAAGCCACTTCTTAACTATGAGGGCCTTGATGAAATCAAAGATCCCCATCGTAAAGCAGTTACTGCCGTCCTGCTAGAAAACCAAGAAAAATTCCTTAGAGAGGAATCTTCATTCTCATCCAACGGGATGTTAATGGAGCAACCAACAGTTAATACAAACACTGGTTCAACACCCGGTTTTAGTGCTAGTGCATCTACACCAGTTGCCGGTTTTGACCCTGTATTAATCAGTCTTATTCGTCGTTCAATGCCTAACTTGGTCGCATATGACCTAGCAGGTGTACAACCAATGAGCGGCCCAACTGGACTCATCTTTGCGATGAGATCTCGTTACAGTAGCATGACTGGAACAGAGACATTCTACAACGAAGTAGACTCTGCATTCTCTGGTCGTGACAAGGCATCTAATGTCGAGACCGGAATGGTCGATCCACTTGCTGGTATGGGTACAACTGCAGTATCTGCAACAAACCCAGCTGTTCTAAACCCAGTATCATCCGCATCCTCACTAGGATACAGAGTTGGTCAAGGAATGAGAACAGACGAGGCAGAATCACTAGATGGTACAGGCAACGATGCCTTCAACCAGATGGCATTCTCAATCGAGAAAGTCACAGTGACTGCTAAGTCCAGAGCACTAAAGGCAGAGTACAGTTTAGAACTTGCTCAAGACCTTAAGGCAATCCACGGTCTAAACGCAGAAGCAGAACTTGCAAACATCTTATCAACTGAGATCCTCGCTGAGATAAACAGAGAAGTTATCAGAACAATCTATAAGACTGCAGAGCAAGGTGCTGCACAAAACGTTGCAACCGCTGGTGTGTTTGACTTAGACATCGACTCAAACGGAAGATGGTCAGTTGAGAAATTCAAAGGACTATTGTTCCAGATCGAAAGAGATGCAAACGCAATCGCACAAAGAACTCGTCGTGGAAAGGGTAACATTATCCTATGTTCCGCAGACGTTGCTTCTGCACTAACAATGGCTGGTGTATTGGATTACACTCCTGCTCTTAATGCTAACCTTAACGTTGATGACACTGGTAATACATTTGCTGGTACATTACAAGGTAAGTTCAGAGTATACATCGACCCATATTCTGCTAACCTAACTGCTGCTAACGCTGCACCTACAGGTGGTAATCAATACTACGTTGTTGGTTACAAAGGTACATCACCATATGATGCTGGACTGTTCTACTGTCCTTACGTTCCATTACAGATGGTTCGTGCAGTGGGAGAAAATAGTTTCCAACCAAAAATCGGGTTTAAGACTCGTTATGGTATGGTCGCTAACCCATTCGCAGAAGGAACACAAGCAAATAGTGGTATACTTAGCGTTAACGCTAACCGTTACTACAGACGTGTTGCTGTTAAAAACCTCATGTAAGCAAGATGCTTATATATCTTCAAGAGACCCTGACGGGTCTCTTTTTTTATGCTATAATATAAGAGTCAGAGAAATACTGGCTGCGGTGATCCCCTTTGGTAGATTCAGGATTAGCGGCTATAGGAATCTACCACACTAATAAATATAAAAGGAGACCTGCTCAGAACTAATGGCAACTCGCCCATCACAGATAGATAATAGAAATTTTCTTGCACCAGTTGGGTT